GCACGAAGTAAGTGGTACATTACTTGCTTATCTAGATGAGTATTTCCTACCAGAAGAACTGTACGATTGGTTGGATAAGGAAACTAGTGAACCACAACCTTCCCATTCTGATCAATCTCAGCAGGACGAGATTCCCCATTAATTGTAGCAACAGTTAATCCACCAGTGCCCGCTAATGCCCTCAAAAGTATTCTACTTGTTGTGGATGCTGCGGGAGCGCTAGCGGGCATTTTTGCAGCTTCTATCATTGCACGTGCAGTGGTAGGATTGAGCATTAACTTATTTACTACCCCTTCAATTCCATATAACCCTAATACTTCAGCCCCACTAGCAGCTAAATGAGATAGTGGGCTACTATGTCCTGTTATTGCCATTGCAAGTGATGTAGCGGGAATTGTAAATCCAAGGGTAGCTTTCTTCCACTGCATAACATGACTCATAAATGGGAATGATTGAGCAGGAATAGCAGCCTGAGTAGTTAACCAATTCTTCCAATTAGAAAGTGCCTGTGAAGGAATTGCAGCAGCATACACGTCTTGTTTAGCAACTAATTGCTGCAAAGCCCTTTTAGCATCAAATTCACCAGTTTCATTAATCCCATTCTGCAGCATATCTTTCATTGCAGTGCCCGCTAAATACTTCCTTCCAGATGTACCAGTTGCAGTTAAGAATCGTTGTGTAGAAGGTAAATCTTTAAGGGCATCCAAAGCAACCTGATTATAGGTTACATCAGGGGAAACTCCAGCTTTAAGCAGTTTCTGTGTTAGTTCAGAATTAGCAAAATTGGATTGTGCGATCTTAGTATTTTGTAAAGCAACGTAGCGGGCATAATGATCTGCTCCCCATTTCTGGATAGAAGCATCCATATCAGAAGTAAGGCTACGATCCAATGCAGTAAGTTGCTGAGCTAATTTACCCTTTACACCAGAAAGGTCAGTAGTTCCTGATTCAACCCCACTAGGAGTTGTCTTAAGAGAATTCAGCTTATCAATAATCTGTTCATGCATTGCATTGATACGTTGAAATTCCATCTGAGGAGATTGCTTAACTCCTGATCTATTTACTGTAGGGGGTTCTTCTAGAATAGTATGTACTAAGTCATCAATCCCTTTAAATGGCCCTTCTACCATACGGGCATTAGGAGAAATAGATTCTAGTTCCTTAGATATCTGGTATGCAGTCTGTGACGTATTCTGAAGAGTAATAGGAGCTTCAATCTTAACACGATTTATAAGATTACCATTCTGATCCACTACATCACGAAATGCCTGCGAAGGAACATTAGAAAGTCTACCTTCAAAATCAGTCCTAGCATGTTCTAGATTGGACATCGTATCCTGTTGTAACTTGGATACAGTTTTACCAATTTTCCCTTCTAAAGGAGCCAAATCCTCAGCTAGCGGGCCAGCAATTCTCTCCTGCTGTAATCCTTTCTGCTTTGAGATAAGAGCACTCTTCTCCTTAGGAGTAAATACATTTTCTGCCCATTCTGCTGATTTATTGCCCGTTGCTTGTCCTACAGAAAGTGGAGTTTCAGGAGTTGCCCGCATTGCCTCTACAACTTGTGGGCTACGATTTACCGGGAACATTCCTTTCAATTTATCAATAAACTTACCTCCTATTCCACCGATACCTTCTATAGCCTTTCCTCCTAATTGATTAGCAAGTTCTTCTGATCCCGCTGTTGTTAATTGTCCAACTGGAGATTGATCGGGAGGGGCACCAAAAATATCAGGTTGAAGTGCTTGTAATCTCTGCATTAAAAGATTGCCAATTAATCCCCCACCAATTGCACCTTGTGGACCTCCCGGAGAACCTAAAACTTCACCTGCAACAGTTCCCGCTGTACGAGTATAAGGTGCTATATATTTTCGAAAATAACCTTGTGCAGTTGGTTGTTCAGTAACACTTCCAGAAGGAGTCGGAGCACCTTCTCCAGCTTCAGGCATTCTCCCTTTTGGTGCAACAGGTTTTAAATCGAGGCTATATTCCTGATAGTTAGTTACATTAGGCTTTTGTGTAAGATTTGGCCTAATAGGAGTCTTGCCCGCTGGAGTGTTAATTGGCTGGAGATCAAGACTATATTCTTGTTCAGGCATTTTATTCCTGTGAGTGTATTACTTTATAAGTCTTACTCTGAGGATCAAGGAGAAGTGTTTCTCCAGATGGTGATTGTCTTACTATTGGTACTATCTTACCATTGATAAGTACGTTCTTGCCAATAAATGTTTTAAGAAGATCATGCTTCTCAAGTATTTTTACCTTCTGATCCCATGGAGCGGACCCAAGTTTATCTGCCATTATCTGGCTATAAGCCTGATATCGGAGTGTAGCAATATTATGTTCCGCTTGATCCTTGGTAATACTAGAGTTAGCCATTGCATTAGCCTGATTATTAATCTCAGGCATATTCAATCGGTTTAATCCATTCAAGGAACGTACCAAAGCAGGTGCCATTGAAGTAATCTGTGCTTGTAGATTCTTAAGATCAGTACCAATTACAGCTCCCTTTAGTTTAGTACCTAAAGCCCCAAGTGCAGTATCTCCTAATTTATCTTTCATCTGATCCATAATACTAAAGGCACCTTCTAGATCTTGTACCCCATTTATGGCTTCAATATTCTTAGGAGGAATAGCTACATGACCAATTCCATGTAAAGCCGTAGTAGCATGGGTTCTTACAGCAGAGGGAATTTGTGATAATCCAGCTTCTCCAGTATCCAATTGATCTACAGCAGCTGCAATATCATCAGCAGATACCTGATTATGTGATTTTGCAGCTACAACACGAGACATTGCTGCAATATTAGCAGCTGTAATACGTGATTGATTAGTTAGTTTATTATTCTCCTTAGCAGCATCCAATTCCATAATCTTCATGGTACGGGCATTTCCTTCTTTTTGGCCCGCTAAAGCTCTTGCATAAGGATACTCACCCGCTGCTTCTGCACCTTTTAATGATCCAGCATTCTGAGCAAGAATTGGTCCAAGAGCCTTCAAAAGAGCAGTTTGCTGAGAAATTCCAGCTTGTGCCTGCTGCTGGTTAAAATTAGACTGGATTGGAATTCCACCAGGGAATAACTCCTTTAGTGGACCTGAATATCCCTGTTCCGGAGTCATATTGTAAGTATAATTGGAAGCAGGATTTTGTTGTGTACTAGGATGAAATGCTGGAGAATTAGGATCAGATTGGTCCCTAGATTGTGCTGCTGCCATCCCAGGTGAACCAATACTATAAGGCTCTACAGATTGTGCAACAGGACTCTGAAAAGATGGAGATTGTTCCTGTTCTGGAGTCGGTGGAGGTGCTCCAGCGGACCCAGGGCCATTTCCATACAACCTATTAAAATGTTCTTGTGCCTGCATTTGTGCAAGCATAAGACTCTGCTTTAAGGTATCCTGATGGAATTTAGCGGTATCCTTAATCTGTTGCTGAGCATTTTCATGAGTCTTTTGAGCCATCTCATACTCATGCTGCTCCCGCAATTGCTCTTGCTTTAACTGTCGATTCTTAAAATATGCCCCGAGAATCGTTTCGGGTCCGGACATATCTACTGGCATATTATTCTCCTACATAAGTACCGGACGAATCAGTATAACCACCACCACCACCACTTCCACCAATCCCTTTTAGAATATTTCCCCATCCTCCACCAGCTTCTATTCCTGCACCTAATCCACCAAACAAACCACTCAACATTCCCATAACTCCACCCCCACTCTTAGTTTGAGTGGAATGTCCAGTTTGATTTGTTGTAGTTCCATAAGGAGTAGCACGGAAAGCATTTACCGCACCCGCAAGATTCTGCTGTAATAATTGTTGTCTAAGCAACGGCATCTGGTTGGAAACTTGTGTTTGCTGTCCAATTCTATTTCCCTCATTTGCAGCAGTTGCAGCGCCCGCTAATGGAGAATAGGTTAAACCGCGGGCTGCAAGAACAGATTGCAATATATTATTATTAGCTTCAGATCCTCTATTAATATTTGCATTAGCTCCAGCTTGATACCCCTGTAAATTGGAACCTTGCATCCCTTGTTGAGCTTGCTTCATTATAGATTGCATGAAAGCAAGTTGTTCAGGGCTTAAATTAGGAGTAGAAGTTCCTGTCTGGGATGAATCTGTAGTGGTGGTTTGTGGTGCATTACCAAATAATCCCGATAGACCACTCAATACAGGCATTACAAAAGCTGACATAATTCTCCTAAGTTGGATCTACTTTTCCTGTAGCTATCCCAGCGGTAAATGTTATAGAGCCATTACTGCCACCAGCAGTTAATTTTGCCAGGGCAATTGTATAATTTAATCCTGCATTAGCTCCAATGTAAAGGCTACCAGTAACTAATCTAATAGCAGCTCCACCACGTAGATATAAGTTACCAGAAACTGATTCAATACCCATATCTCCAGAAGAACGATATACACCTGTACCACTTCCAATACAGGAAATATTGCCCCCAGCGGAAACTGTAAAATCTGTCCCCGCTGTAACACCTAAATATTGATTAGCTGTGAAATCTATATGAGAGCCAGAAGTTACTGAATAAAAGGTACCTGTCTGAAAGTAAATATCAAATGCAGCTACAGCAGTAAATGATCCATCAGCCTGTATTGAAGTATTGCCACCAGCTGTAATAGAATGTAGTGTTATAATTCTACCATTTAGGGTAAGATCGCCATATGGATATGTGCCCGCTGTAGCCTGTTGTATTACTCCAGTCGCTAACTCTAATGCAAGAACAGCGGGTAAACCTGTAACATCTAAAGATCCTTCTACCCTAGCCCCATTAGTAAATATACTTTTCCAAGAGTTAGCATTACCCTTACCAAGATCATAAGTATTGGATAGATTAGGATATACATTCCTATTAGTATAGAGACCAGCAGGACTCGCACCATCTATATTATCCCTAGCAACCAGCTGATTATTATAATCATAAAGACATAACCCATGTACTGCATCCTTAATATAAGTTATATAATACTGACTAGTAGACAGCAACGTTGCAGCCGCTTGTCTAAAGAGTACAATAAGAGTATCAAATCCTGATCTAAATGAATTCTTCTGCTGGAATACATTAGGTTTACTAAGATAAGCTAAATCAGTTCCCTCTAGACCAGGGACACTAGTTCGGTTACTCCCGGGTAGATTTTTTGGTGTAACCGCCTGCTTTAACTGTGACTTATTGACTACTGAAGTAGGATTAGTACTTACACCTACATTGGAAATAGATCTACCGTGTAAATTAAGATTGTTCTGTGTGAGGTTAGTAATCTGATCTTGTAGCTGTTGTATAGCTACCTGAGCATCCTGTAATGATTGTATGGCTATCATTTAAATCCCTCATACATCTTACTCATGCTTCCCGCTGCGGTGATCCACTTTGCACTAGTAGACATTCCAGATAGCTGAATCCTTAATTGTCCGTACCAACGATAGAATGGGAATGTAGAAACTGGTGAAATAATCTCTACCCTTACTACACTTCCTACTACAGTCTTAGGTAATTTCACAATATATACTTGATCGACTAGGCGTAGCGTTGGAAAACTACCAGAAACAGCCAGTACATCATCAGCAAAAACATTGTAATTAAGACTATACCCTTCCGTGACAAGTCTTAACCTCATTTCTAAAACTTTACCCATCACATCCATTTGGAGTGGGCCAAGTTGATCAAACAATCTAGGGATTGGTAATTCCTCTACATTGAGGTTCTGTAGGAATCCATGGAAGTCAAATGGTTTGGCTCCCGATAATGTTCCTCCATAGTCAATTCCAAATGTGTCGGATTGGAACATATGGTAAACTGTTTTCTTATTTGGCGTATTAAATGTGGAAGTTGGACCCACAGCCACACCATCCACAATAGGAGAGAATACAACATCATTACCGTTGGTGTTAATGATAAGTGGTAATGTTCTAACACGTTTCTTAGTGGGAACACCAAGATTGTCCCCTTGTATAAACTGATAAGTTATAGGGTCAGGCTGTGGTACTAGATTCTTTGCAACTAGCATCCCATAGTATTCAAACTGGTGTATGCCGTCGCCATAGATGAGTAAACCAACATTATAAGCATAGACTTCCTGATTAAACTGATAGGATACTACAGTCTTATCATAGGTTGTAAAAGTCTGAGCGGGCCACGAAATTCCATCGAGAATTGGTGTTATAGTTACTGTTTGTCCTAAAGTATCAATTGTTATGGGTAGAACTGTTAAGAGTTTCCTACCTGCTGAACCAAAATCAGTTGGTGGAACACGAAGATATATGTGAGGTTCTGGCCTGGCACTATAATCTATACTCCAATCAGACATTCTGAAATTGGCAGGTGTACCTTGAATAATTATTCCAAATCTCTTATTTCTATCAATTGGGCACCCATGAAGATCATTTACAACTTCTCCCCCATTCCCAGTAACATTGGTAAATGATATCCCATTAATATTTGTATCAGAATATAGGGATACCGTTACATTGTCCGTATTTACAAATTGCTTAAGCGTGAATAGATCTTTACGGGTAAAACTCTCACTATTATCCAATAGCGGACTTTGTACATAAATTGGGCCCGGAGAACCACCACCTTCAAACTGAACTACATTCTGTCCCACAATAGCAAGTACCTGACCATCATCTTCCTGTGCAAAAGAAGTTACAGCCGAAGTCTTCCTATACCATGCCTGTTTGTTAATATTGTATACAAATGTGGAATAGGATAGATCTATATGTTGTACTGCAAAGGCTAGCTTGTTCTTATAAAATGTTAGAGCACAAGGGGTATTGTTTCCACCTTTAATGTTAAATCCAAGGACTCCATAACAAGTTTGACCACGCCATAATTGATCAAGTTCAGCAGATATGGATTCTGTATAAGTTCCAACTAATCTCCTGAGCCCATCGCTAGCAACGTACACAAGAGCAGTATTGAGATAAGTAACAGCGCGAGAAATAGGGGGCTGTTTGATTCCAAGAGGAGAAATGGTGACATCAAATGTTCCGTCCGATTGTTGTTGGTATGTCCCGCTAACCATGTAAATATCTTGGGTAGTTCCAATTACTAACACATTAGCTGTCTTTACTACAAATAAACACTGTTCAAAAGTACTACCAGAAAGAGTAAGTACGATGCGGGCATCATAAGCATCAGGATTCAGATAGTCTGTCAAGTAAAGGTTGCGTTTCGTCAGCAACGCCATCCTTCCCGCTACTGGTCCTTCAATTCCTATGATATCATCAGTTATACTCGTCAAAGATGCAAGATACAAATTAAGGGTAATACCATTTAACTGTAATTGTGTATCAGAAAGGGTGTCCGCTGCGTGTAACCATCCACCTGCTCCATCTGGATAAGAAATACAACAAAAATATGGCTGATCTAATGCACCACCAGCACGAAAATACCATATCTGGTTTACTTGTGCATCTATTCCAGTTAAATTTGGTGCTAAATCTACCCATCCACTTATTACTGTAACCTGTTTAGAGGGAGGTGATGCTGGTGATTTACCTACATAAATACCACCGTTGTTAAACACATTAACCTGATAATAGGTGTAAGGAACTGCATCAATATCATTTCCCGCTATTAGGCCAGATTTGGTCCCACCTTTAAATTCAAACGGGACACCAATAGAATAGTTACCGGTAGCTGCGAAGGTATTAAAAATAACCCGAATTCCGTATACAGTTGACCAGTCCAATCCAGCGGTGACTCCGGCCCTTTGGAAATCCGCCCGTTGAGCAGAAAGAGTGGCCCACCATGTTGCTCCATCTCGTACAAAAGTTGAAGATGACCATTCATAATAATAGTAATCTATAACATCTGCTGTTGTTCCACCTGCACCCGCTGGAGGAGTTTGTAACATTGCCTCAACACGTATTGTATCTATATTAGCAGAATCGGCAATCTTAACTGCTAGACAAAACGTGTCAATATCAGTAGAAGAACCACCGTCTAAAAACGACGTAAGATCTAAATGGGCTACTGGTTTATACTGAAGTACAAATCTAAGAGTAGTAGCATCTGGAGCCCCAGTTACATACGAATCCCCAGAAGCTGTAATTGTACCTTCTAATGCTGTAAATAGAGTGAAATTAGTTGTAAGACTTCCATACCAAGAAGCATAAGATCCATCTCTAGAAGTTGGAGTAGGAGTTCCTGGTTGAGTTAATCCCCAAGGCAATACTGTTGTGCCATCATTCTTAACTTTCTTAGACCCAGATGCAATAAATATCTGACCAAAGCCCGAACCAGCAGCAAAATTGTTACTTCCACCAGAGATAATACCAACTCCATAACCTCCTGGTCCAGTATCTTCTACTACTGATCCACCAAATAATCCTACCAGTCTATACTTTGTATTATTAAGTGTCTTAGAATAGCACCAAAGTGGGGTAGCACCAAGAGGATTATTGTTAAGTTTAACATCGCCCGCTGCAAGAGAAAGTGCTCCCTTCTCATCTACAGTAACATTATCCATCCGTAGAAGACCATTTGGCCTCCCATTATAAATATCGTCTCCAGGAATGTAGCCAGCGGACCAATCCTTCTGTCTCATTAGTAACCTACAATAGGACCATAATTAGGTGGTAGAATAGGATGCTGTTTCTTCCATGGCCTTTGAATTGCCAAATCCGACAATTGACGTTGTTTCGATGTATATAATCTATCTACAGAAGTCTTGTTCAGCTCCATCTGTTTATCGTATCTACTTTTCCAATACATCGCAACATCAGGAACTTGGCCTAATCCTTCTTTAGCAAAACACTTCCAAAGAGTATAGTATCTTACCGTCCGCCGGTACAAATAATCCGGAAGCTCAGAATAAGGCATACATTCATAAATAGATACAAAACAAGATACCACACACTCAGAAAGAAGATTGGTGTCTTGATATACCGTAGTTGCATCCGATAACACAGGTAAGTTTTCATAAGGAACAGGGTATAACCGTAAAGTACGATAACCTTCAAATTGCCAAGTTGCCCAACGCGGCCGACTCTGCTGAGTACGATACACAGGACTCAACATCGCAACTTGGGCTTGAGTTAACATATCTACTTTAAATCCTCGATATGTTATCCTAGTAATTTCTTTCACTTTCTGATCAATCTGGTACGTACCCACTCCTAACTGTATATTTAGCGGAACACGAATCCAAATAAGATTCAAACCAGAAGAAATATCATTATCCCCTTGTGCTATTAGCCGTACAATAGTAGCATCATCCCACAATCTACCATTTATATCATTAAGATAACGTCTTATGTATGGAACAAGATCCTGTCTTGTTGGTCCCTGTGTCCTTAGAGTAGAAGTAGGAACATACCTATAATAGCTAAGTAATGTATCGCCTACTTGAGGAATAGCTGCTGGTAAGAATGTAATATTTCCACTAGTAAGGATATAATCAAATCCCTGCTTAAGTAATACCCCATTTCTATACAACTCCAAACTACTATAAGGAACTGGTTCATACGCAAGAGTAAAAGTAGTAGCTACACCATCAGGAACTCCAACTGGTGCTTCTGCATACTGAAAAGCGGGAACAAAGGGACAATTACCAAGTGCTACATAACTTACAGCACAAGTATCAGCCTTTGTGATTACCTGACCATATGGCACTGGGGTATTATTAGGATTACCACAGTATACTGGAGTTTGCTGATACGCAGCTGTAAATTCAAAGGTCTTAGCACTTATCTGATTATAATCAATACCAAGCACCTGAAATAGTCCATTTCTATACACAACTGGTTGTGTCTGGGGGTAATATTGAAGTGTGAATTGGTTCCCGCTAATGGTGGGTTCTTCAAAGTCGTAAAGTACTCCAGGAGTATAAGTAAATAGGCTTGGACCTGTAGAATAGCAACAAACTAAAGTATCCCCAATAGCGGGCGCTGTAACAAATGTGAAATTAGGAGGAGGGCCAAAAGTATAATCAACCCCTAATATTTGCAATACCCCATTAAGGTAGACCTTGAGATAAGCAGGATTCGGGACGGGACCAATAACATGGAAATATTGGTTAACCCCATCAATTACTCCGCCCGGTATCTCATTGTTAACAAAATTAGGGAAGTTCATGGTAAGCTCGGCATCGGAAACTCAAGATCATTAAGTTGCATCATAAGATCTGATTTCATCCTAGAAGCCACATGAGTCTTTAACTGGGATAATTCAGCCTCATAATCCTGCCAATATTGCTGTGACTTCTGAAATTCCTGCTGTGAATCTAATAGGTCCGCTGTACACCAATTCTCGATTGTACGGTTAAATGGGTCGGGAATTTGGAGAATTTGAGTATCAGAAGTAAGATTATCTTTAGCCACCTTATAGAATAAGTCAAAAGACAATCCAGCACCAGACTTATAGTGTGGGAAGAAGCTAAGATATTGGTAGTTTACAATGTATGCAAACCAAGGCGTTCCATTACTAGCTTCCCAATCAAATCGGTACTTATCCAAGAATCTAGAATCTATAACAGGCACCCACCGATTTGTAGCCTTATTGAATATTCTTGTTATCCGCCAGAAACCAGGTATAGTATTATACAAATCATAATATAGCTGACCATTAACAAAGGTGATATTGGTTGTGGCCTCATAGCATTGCGAATTGAGTAGTATTTCATCATAACCATCCTGTAGAGATTCCAATACACTAGTCTGGTCGAAGTAGATACCTAAAGCATCATTCAGATTTTGCTGAATGGTATTTTGCATCTCAAGACGGTTTACCATGCAACCACATCCTTTGGGAAGCGGGTCCAGTGATTCGTAGCATAGCAAACATAAAAGAATAGTCCATCTAAAGAAATAGAACGAAAAGTACAAGCAGCTGTACTATTAGCAGGAGGAGTAACCCATTGTGGCACATTTCCGCCCGCTAGAGTCATATTTATGTGCCCGCTAACGGTAAGATCATTCTGCATAGTAATATTACCAGATGGGGCAATACGCATCTTCTCCACACCATTTACATAGAAGATACAATCTCCATTAGTAGCAAGAGCTGATAATCCACAAATTCCAATAGTATTATCTGCTGCTACTTCCATCATCCCGATTACTGTGCCACCAGTATCCTTTCCTGCATAAGCCTGATTGTTTGGTACCAATAAGGAATTGGAGAAATCAGTTTGAAGTGCTGTTGGGCCTACGAAATGATTCCCAAATACATTCATCATTACATAGGTACTGTTAGCGGGCACGGATATAGTAGAACCAGAATTCTCTTCCATAATAACATTACTATAGAAGTTAACTCCCGCTGAGAACCTAATTGATTGCTGTGTACCTAGATTGATCCAGCAATTACTAATTGTACCTGGAGAGCCTGTTGTATCAATAAGATACTGAGAAATAGCACCATTATCCCTAACCTTTATATGGTTATGCTTCATTCCCCCATTAGTCTCAAACATCATTAGACTAAAGTTAAGGGCAGGTAAATCAGTATCTATATTAGAATATTCTAAGGAACCATATATATCAGCTAGTTGTGGATATCCCTCAATATGGCCCGTAAACATGAATCTGGTATTGGCACCCTTGAGTAATAGTGCATAGAAATATACAACATTAGTACTTGTAAGGTAGATATGATTACAAGTTACATCTACAGTTCCATCAAGCGTAAGAGCTGCATTGCGGGCACCAAATAGCGCATTCGATGAGCCTGAAAAAGAAATCTGACTAACCGAAGTTGTACCACCATACATTGTACGATAAGCAGAAGTAACAGAGTAGATATTTGTAGCAGTAATAACTACTGGTGCATCGGCCTGTACAATTAGGGTATCATAATTCTGTAACTCTGCACCAAAATTGTATAATCCTATTGTTCCCCTACCTCCATTAGCGGTCGCATCCGATCCTAAATACACATAAACATCTAACATCCTAATATACTGGGATAGATTTGTAGTAGTTCTACCTTCTAGTACACCGATCTTATTAGGTGTATTGATCCCAGAGTAGAACTTAAGATGTTCTAAAGTTACATTGAAACTACCTGAAAGATCTACACAAGCCCTAACCCCAGTATCACAATAGATTGCGGACCCATTAGAATTTTCTCCCTCTATTGTTAGTCCCGCTTTCTGGGTTATGTTCAAACCAGCTGTTATTCTGCATCCGCTAACGCTACGATTGACAAATACCTTAGATACCCCAGAATCTATAGCCCGCTGGATCGCTGTAGTATCATCTGTAGTTCCATCACAAACTGCCCCAAAATCCATAATGGAAACGTGTTCATTCAGCTTATCCCTTACATTACGGGTAACGGCATTATTGTGGTCATTTGTATATGGAACTAGATCCGCATTCTGGTGCTTAATCTGTTTGCGAGCATCAATCTGCTGCTGACCAAAACCTAATAATGTGAAGATACAAAGTATTAGAACAGGTCTCTTTTCCATATCTCTTCCTGTGATAGTGGTCTCTTTCCTTTTACTGCCCGCACAATGGTGTTATAATCTTCTTTAACCTCGGGCATCGACTTTACATCTTTAAATCCCAGTTGTACAAGTAAATGCTCAAAATGAGGAGTATACATCAACGAAATATGGGTATCAGCGGGATATAGTTGTCTTCCATATATCGTAGCGGCCCAAAATTCTCTCATTCCCTTCTTGTTATCAATGAAGTTCTGTGCACACTTCACAAATTCAGGATAAGCAACATACAGAACACCACTGTCTGTCATTACACGCCAAATCTCAAGTAAAATATTGGGATGTAACCTCTTAGGCAGGTGCTCTATTACATGGAAGAAATAAACTTTTTCTACAGAATCGTCTGGAAACGGAAGAGGCTTTGTGAAATCTGCCAGGACGTCGGGTTTGACAGACTTCTCGATATCTAAATTTATAGCATTAGGCATTTTGTTAACGCCACAGCCAAGATTCAGAATCATTTGAAAGCCTCTTCCATCTCCTTTGCGTAATCATGTCCCCTGTCTCCGTCTACTGGATTGGGGTTCATCATTGCCGCAAGTTCGGGAAATCCTTCTTCAAACTGTTTCTTTAGAAGAGCAGCATTCTTATCACAAACAATTAGCGGGTCCAGAATATGACCAGTAGGAACTCCAGGGTGCATATAGATGGAAATATTACGGCGTCCGTAATGCCTCTGTAACTTCATGCAACAATATACATCTTCTGTACAATTTGGCATTGTAACGAAATAAGGCGGCTCGACGTCCTTAAATATACTAACCTTAAAGAGGGCTGTAGCATTCCCAATCGCATCAAGCCTTACCAATCCTTTTTCATCCACGTAATGTGCCCAATCATCGAAATATTCCAGCCCAGAAGGTAGCGGGCCATTAGAGGTAAATAACTTGTCCAGCGGATCAATGAAGGACATATTGTGATAAGGATAGCCGCGAATAATAGTGTTGGCCATGATGATGTCTTTGTCAGCTTCCTTCAGTGCACGATATGTGGAGGGTGACAGGATCATATCATCATCAATAAAATATATGTAATCAGCTTCATTCCTAAGGGCATGAACTACTGCTGTATTACGCATATTGTCGATTGAAGTTCGGATGGGGTTATACAGCATGAAAGTATCATCTGTATCTCTCCCCATCCTAAACCATTCTTGACAATGGGAGGAATATGCCTGTCCTTTTACTTCAGTTAGGGTATTCACTCCTACAAGTGTTTTACTCATATTCCTCCCATTCTTACATTTTACGCAGTTGGTGGAGCAGGCGGAGTAACAACAATCCCAGCACTTTTTGTAACTAAAGCCTTACTCGCAGACTGAACTGCATCCAAAGCAGCCTGATCTGAAGGAGATAGAACTCCAGGAGAATTCTGGAAATCGGTAATCAGCTTATCCAAAGCTGCAATTCCAGTAACAATAGCATCCAGCGTAGCGGAAATAGCGGAAAGATCCGCCCTTTGCCCAACGGCCCAGTCTGTAATCTGTGACATGAAATCTTGTTCCTTTTTGATATTCTCTGTTAACAAGTCCAATAGTTTGGAAAATCCAGTCCGGTTAGTGATTAGATCTTCTAAAGCCCTAGCAATTTGTGTGAACTCATAGCTTATTTCCGACTTCATTCGCCTCCCCTTCTTTTACCCCTCTAGCGAAGGCTTCTTTCTTTGTTATTTCAACTAGAGCATCCATCTTAGAATTAGTATTCTTTTCCAAACTTACCATTGCATCCTTAACTCTTGCTAGATGATCCTGATTTCTCTTTGCCAAGATATTATTAAGGATGCCAAGTATCGCTGCAATTGTAGATCCAGTAGCCGATATTAAAGAAACAATTACAGCATCACTCATTTGTGCCTATTCTCTAAAAAGTTATCCACAACATAGTTATCAACCAAGCAAGGTTTTGCTCGCAATTCGATGGTCAATTCCTTGATAGAAGCTGCAAGATCAATCCTTGTACGTTCTGCTTCTTCAATAATCTTCCTAAGCTCCTGATTACTAGTTGCTGCTGTGGTCATAGCTGCTGTTACAGTTTCAGCCATTTTAAGGAGTGCTTCATCCTTAATCCTGGTCTGTTTCCAAAGTGCAACAATACCTAGACCTAGCATCCCTATTACACCCACATCTTTACTGGAACCGATAATATTTACAGCATCTCCAGCTGCTTCAAGTAAGAACATTTGTGTTAGAAAGGGGATAATCCCCATAATTATCCCCATCCAATTCCTTTACATGGAGCGTACAAATACTTTCGCGTAGACGCCAATTCCTGAGACAGCAGACCATGTTCCATAAATTCCAGTGCCCACACTTGCAGTAAGCGTAGCACCAGAAGCTAGGGAAGTTTGGGAAGGCATTGCAAAGTTAGCAATCCACGGATAAAGTGAATCACTATTTGCAGTTCCCGCTGTTGACCTGGACAATCCACCGTTAACCGATTCCGCCTGCAAAATATCCCCAACAGCAATAGCGGGATAAGATACATACGAAATGGTAGAAGCGGAGCGTGTCATCAATGTAATCTTTGCATTGAGAACAAGCCCATAAGCGATAATATCATCAACAGCCCCTGCAGAAATACTTCGTGGTGCAATTCCTGCAAAAAGTCCAGCCTGTTGATTTGCCGCAGCGGTCGCAATGTTTACAACATCAACTCCATCATTGGTATTGTTAGCATTAAAAGATGCAACAGCCCCAGCGGGAATTGCTACTGTATCCGCATTGCGGACCGTAATTAGTAGCTGATTTGCTTTCGCGCCTAGAGTCGGTGATCGCATTATTTTCTCCTAAACTTAAAGTATTCTCACCTATTAAAGTCCCTAAGGACCTAGATGTACCAAGTCAAAGTGCGAGGGAGATTAAACCAAACACCTTGCTTCCTGCGGTTAGATACGCAAACATTTCCCATCCACAGGATATGAGCAACTCTGGCATCCTGATTTACGGGCTTCATGAATGGAGTAGCAACGAAATTGGTCTGATCGTCATACTTAACTGAGATGAACTTTGTATTCAAGAAATACATTGTTCCCACACCAGTATTCGGAGTCAGGGTTCCATTCATAACATCGGGAACAAATTCGTCCCAGGTAAGAATGGCACGGCGGAATTTAATATTCTCAAAGGGGAACTTATCGTCAGAATCTGATTGGCGACGGTATACCTGATAATACGCAGTGTTCACAATCTGGTAAGTATACTGATCACACAGAATAAAATCGGGCGGACCACCAGGGCCCTTTGAACAGGAATTGTAGACCTTATCCATTTCCAGTAGAAAATCACTGGCTTTAGAAGCGGTAGACAAGGCAGTCTGGAGATACTGATTCTGCCACCAAGAATAACTATTTTGGTTGATACTACCAACCATTGTACTTGAAGTAGGATCAGATTTTACAAGCATTGGAAGTGGTTCTACACCCAATGCTCCATTAAATGGCGAAGAATCATTTGTGGTAAGAGATGCACCACCACTTGCAAGACTTCCTTGTAGGCAAGCCTTTGCGAATCGTTCTTTAATCCCAAGTTCAGCCTGCATGATCTTGGCTTTCAGAAGATCAATAATCCGATCGGTGGCGGAATTCTGTCTTTCTTCCTTACGAGAGATCGCAACGGGAACTGCAAGTTGGCGCCAATCGAAGAAAGCAGAAGTAATTCCATCTGTCGGATCAGTATTAAGAGTATCGTACCCTTCGTACCAATCCGCAGTTCCAAGAGCGTACATTAGCGGGATCTGAATGGCAACTCCACCATCCAAACCTACATACATTCCATTTTCCTGTATGCGATAAAAGAACGCATTGGACTTAGAAATGTTATCCGTTAGGGTACGCTGATAATTAAAGAGCGAAGTAGACAGAATAGCATCATAATTAATGGTATTCTGACTAGGCGCTGATGCTGAACCGTATGTACTCATTTAAACTCCCATCTAAATTAGGCGTTCATTACGAAAGCCAGCTCGTACTGCTTCGTCAATAGATGGAAGTTTGGAACCTTTCCGTACAGTAGTTTCATCAACTTCAGTAGAAGAGGGAAGAACCTCTTTAGCATTGCGATTTATCTTACCAACGGTCTTTTCAACCGTTTTAGCCTCCACACGTCCCTTAGAAGCTATAGTATAAAGATCCTCAAGATAATCCTTCATAGTTGTGTCTTTACCCATATTGACACGCTTAGAAATCTTATCCATCTCAGCCATAAGCTCTTTTGCATCGGAATGGCGGGACTGTAGATCTTTCATCTCCATCTCAATTTCCCGTTCCGTTTCAACTCTAACCCGTTCCTCCATACTCATTTGTATGGGTTTGGTAATATTCTCAGCTTCACTCTTTACAAGTTTAGTAATAGCGGGGGCTAGAGCCTCTAATAAATAGTGGAACTGGGGATCTACATCTTCCTTGAGTGCATCAAGAACTGTCTTAGTTGCTTGTTTTGGTGCAGTCTCTTGTTGTGCAACTTGTAATCCTGCCCGCTGCGCCAATACTGCAATAATCTCACGAGACTGTTTTGGATCCGAAAGGGCATTAACCAATTGCAGCGCATTGGAAATTGTTTCCTCAGGTACATCCTTAAAACGGGAAACCTTCGGTTCTTCTACTTTTGGCTCTTCTTTAACTTCAGTTTTAGTTTCAACCTTGGGAGTTTCAACCGTAGGTTGTGGATTTTCTGCGACGGCAGCTGCTACTGCCTTATCTAGTGCGGTTTCTGTTGCCATTTAGTTTGGTCCTGTTCCTGTTCGAGGATTCTCTTTGCGAGACAAGGAAAATCCATGGGATGGGGAGTCAGCCTCATTAGTAAGTTGACCCTTTTTCTTCATTTTCTTAATCTTAATCATCGCCTCAACAAGACGATCTTTAAAGGTTCCTGGAATAGTGCCATATTTCATCATACAGGTCTTGTCCCCAATTGGTTTGTAAGTTGATTCTGAATATTCTCTAAAGTCGGTCCAGTTGCATTTGCAGTAACTTGTTGGGCCTGTTGTCCCGGCCCACCCGCACCTTTCGGTGCAGAAGCAGCTTGAAGAGCCTGAAGTTTCTGAACAAGCATCAATTGTGCTACTTGCTGCATTCTCCCGATAACTTTTTCGTTCTTATACCCAAGTCTGTAGGCGGTTTCCCTAATAAGGAGTGGGTCGGCTGACAATTCAGGGAACTGAGCAAGTGTGGAAATGAAGAGTAGGAATTTCTGTTTGTCGTCGTCTGCTTCAACGGGGGAAAGTGAGTCAAGCGAGATATTGACTTCGAAGTTGAAATCGTCTTCAAAGGATTCTCCATTCTTCTTCTTCAGATCGTTCGTGGTAATCTGATGCCAAATATACTGTACTTCCTGCATGTATTGCCCGAAGGCAGGAGCAGGAACTTCCATTTTAACCCAAACAGGAAGGGTAAACTTTTCCTCTGCAAGTAGGAGCATTTCGCGTCCAATTTCCTGTAGCCAGCGGGCCACCTGAAGTTTTGCCCTTGAATCTTTAATAGCGGCCTTTTGATTGATAATGTTGGCTTGTGTTGCAGTAGTGCGATCTGCCTGACCACGCATTTCCTCTGAAGTCGCAGAGATGAGGTTAAAATCATCTTTACTTACTTGTAATGCTTGTATAGAAGATGGTCCTAAATCAGCATTTGGAATAGGAAAGACTGCGGTAGTAATATCACCTTCCGCTGCAACAAATGTTCCATCCCCACCATTAATCAACTTATCCTTTTCTTCTTCTCCAGTAAAAGCTGATTCCTTAAATACGTACTTTCGTGTGAACCTTTTACGATGGTTTCTGGCCTGTTCTCTTGACTCATTATATTCGTCTTGCGGGCTTTTCCACTGAGAAACTGGAGGTAATGGGTACCACCCCCTTAACAATCTATTATACCTTAATGCAAATAGCGGGAGTCTCTCAAATGATTTCTCGTAAAGGAAGATACCCTGTTGATCCGCTAGAAGGTATCTCATCTTCTTACGGTTATCAAATATGTGCCAAACCTTACATAGATCCCCTGTTTTAATCAACATCTCGATTTCGGGACCATATTCATTATCCACGAAATCAGAAGATCTACCACCTGCCCAAGTAAGCTGGTCTATATTCTTGAGATTCTTATTAGCCTTTAAATCTTCTGTTCTTACATATTCCCAATAACCACACCAATTACAACGGTCAAGCCTAGAAGTATCAAGGCCACCAACACGAAAGTGGGATGCGACAACTCTTTTAACATATATTCTTTCCGATTGTGGCAACTTCTCAGGTTGCTTTAGCGGATTTCCGTCTGATCCATGGTATGGCTGGTAATCTGATTTAAGGATCGGTTTGTCTGCATTTGGATTAATTACCCAGTCTGCCTCATATCCTACTTCTATAACCCCAAATCGGAACATCGAATCGAGAATAGACGTCTCAACTTCATCGGCAAAATTTATTACATAGTCCGTAGCGAGAGTATTAATCAGATCCTCACGTAACTGTGATCTCTTGATTGCGCCTTCGATATCGTATTCGAATCCTTCTGGTTTAGGTTTAATATGAAACTGTGGAGCAGTGAAAAGTAGGGTAGGGAGTTTGATCTGAATGGTGGAAAAAATGAGGTTAATTGTGTAGGGTTCGTAATTCGTTCCAGAGGGTTCCCACTGCTCCCCAGCATAATAGGATTCCATCTTTGTGCATTTGAACTTCTGCTGCCATCGTTCAAAATGCTCATTTTGTGCTTTTATACGCTCTAACCAAACATTCGCACGGGGATCGGAATACCCCCCAGCAGCCGATGTTTGATTAGAAGAATGTCCGTATTCGGCCATGAACTTCGTTCCTATTTCTCTAATTCTTCTGCTATCTTATTAGCTAAATATTTAAGATCAATTTCTTGAAAATATGTCACAATATGAACAGGTAATTGATCTGTAACATCTGTTGGTAGCTTGAAGTAAGCTCCGAGTTTTTCAAATTCATTTTCTAATACAGATAAGATTATAGTATCAATAGACGCCATGTACCCTCACACCAAACCTGGGAGAATAACCAGTAGCTTTATACATCTTTAATTGATTCCTAAGATCACTAAATGAGTTTTCGGGAGCCCTAGGTTTTGATACTCCAGGGGAATTAAAATGTGATGCACAGTAATAACGTACTGGGTCATACGCGTGGTCCGTAACAGAATCATCCCGCTCATCGGAAAAAATGTCCTGACCGTTGATGGAGCCAATTTTCTTGCGCTTTTGAGCCCGCAATTGCTGGATTGCATGATAACACCCCGATGGATATTCAGGACTCCTTTCGATAAAATATAATTTTGGTGCCCCAAATTCATGTGTTATAGGATGCTGCCAGCTCTGTGAGCTTCTCAATAATTCAGATATTCTATTCCTCGTCGCCATCTCATTGTTGTCAGCGGGCTCAAAGAATATCGGTGGTGCATCAATAGATTTATCCGAATATTCATCACATTGTGACCATCTTCCACCATACTTCTGCATGGTTTTCTTGGCACATTGCGGGTCAATTAGATTTTGGAGGTATCGCTCTCGCCCAGATAAGTCACTGATAGCTTTTCTGTGATCCGATATAAGCGCGTTTGGCTGATAATATTCTCTATAGCAGTAGTAGTTTCCTTTGTAAGCAGAAAACCAAAGGCAACAAGTGGGGGCTGAATCTCCATGGTCCAAAACGCGCGCAAGATGTCCCTTTTCGATAATGGTTTCAACATATTTTGAATCAATATCCCTTCCAATTCTCAGTATACACTGGTCAGGAACCATGTGAATCTGACCACCTGGAATACCCCACTTACCTAAAACAAACCTATCCACCCATGTTTTGTCATTTTCCATCATGGTTTCAAGGAGTTCTGGATCAACTGTAGCAGTTGTAGTAGCTCCTTGAACCATAAAGTGATTCTTCTTATATTTTGTCTTCCATTCCTCCGAATCTGGATGGAAGCGTCGATAAATCCAGTGTAATTCAGAATCAGGATTACACAGAATTGCCATATAATTGGGAACTTTGGGTCGGCCATCCACGAAGCGTGGCCAGTTTTCGTTTCCCTTCAGAAGTTCTGGAGGAACTTTCGCCCCATCCCAACGACCGACCCTAGCGGACAACATTAGAAACATAGCCTCTGTTATTTCTTCAGCCTGATCAATTAGTACACTATTTACTTCAAGGCCACGAATCATTCCATCGTCCGTATCCTTCAAATTCATCCAAATTACTTCCGAACCATTGACGAAAACAGTTTTATTGAGAGAATCTGCTCTATTACCTCCCATGTTTGCGGCATATAGCTCTGGCGGACAAAGCCCCGGTTTGAAGAAAGTTCGCATTGTTGATTGACGCAGCTTACTTTCCTCAAAACGGGCAATGGCTACCTTATAACCGGGGAAGGTTGAGAGAAGGTAGACCATTTTCTGACATCCCACATATGTCTTTCCGTTACCAAAACCACCAGAAAAGCAGGAATTCCTAACCGTGAGGTTAAAGAACTCCTTCTGTTCTGGTGTACGGAAAGATATGGGGATTTGAATCATTTCTTATTCCATTTCTTAGCATTTTCAGCAAAAACAGCCCTCTTGCGGACAGCGGGATCAGAAGAGCCTTCGGCCTTCTCTATTTTAGAAGCAGGAATCTTTTTCCCAGGGGGAGTACCTGTGTCTTTGTGAAGCAATCCTTTGTGGGAAGGCTTAATGTGAATACCAGATTTGGACATTTCAGTCTACCAAAGAACCATAATCTGTGTGTTGCAGAGAATGATTCTCCAGATGAGTCTGAGAACCCTCAGTTAGCGGGCATTTCACTTTGGAACCCTGTGAAAGTCCGTGTTCCGATGCGGAACCAGAATCTCCACCCTTTCCAATTGCTGTTGGATGCCCAAATTGATGCCCTTCATGATTCTTGGGAGCACCTTTACCACCATGTTTCGAAAAGTTACTCGATTTCATTGTTTCTCCTTTAAACTGTCATTGGAAGTGGAAATAAACCATTAGTACCTAATGGAGATCCCATAGTTATATTGAATAGCTGAACTGGACCAACTTGATTATCTACACCTACTGCACCAGTATATTTCCCTGTATTCGTCGAGACTAGGAAACCTTCTACTTTAGCCGTAGCGGGCCAAATCCTAATTAACATTAAGTGCATAGATGATGTAGTACCATCTAATGTATTAGGATTTCCTGAGCAGAAATTAGCCGTATCTCCTGTTCCCGCTTGACCTTGGCAGTTACAAAATAACTGGTGAACAGTCTGGCCTTTAGGAGAAGTAGAAGTTATTGCCGGTTTCTGCCAAACCCATCCACTTGTATAACCATCAATATCATGCCCACAAGTTATCATTGCTAAATTAGGCCAAGTGGTTAATCCATTCCAAGTTCCATCAGAACCGGACCACATTTGATTCCCGGCATTTGAATCGGGTGCATCAGCCATGGAATAAAATGCTGTACTATAAGTATCTCCACGAGCAAACTGTGTACCATTTGTATGGAGATATCCATGAGTAGTTATCCAACATTCGTGATCTGGATAAGTATTGTGAATTCCTCTTGCCCAAACTAAAACAGCAGATCGAGGAAATAACTCTACAGATATTATGAGTATCTTTCTACCCTGAATTAACACTCTCATATAACTATTTGCAGTAGAAATCGGATAAGTTCCATCAGGATAGGTTCCACCGTAAAAAGCTACATCCCCACTACCTAAATCCATTCCCCCAGAATATTTTGCGGCTGTATTGGTAGGGCTCCAAGCTCCATTCTTATCATCACGGAACATATAACCAAGCTGACTACGGTTAATTGTGCTTGCATTAAAGTAATCATGATTACCACAGCAGCGGGCCACAAACATTTTAGGAGTTGCAGCTTCAGCAATATTATATGCAGTTACAGAATTGATCTGTGCTTGATTATAGCTATTGTTATCGGTAGAATTAACACAATCTCCAACTGTAATAAAACCTTTAATGTTAAGGGCTTGTCCTAATACACTCAAGTTTCTATTAGTTACAGCCCAGTTTATTAGTTGATTATAAGCTGTTGCTCCTGCACAAGTTGAACCATCAGCAAGATTTTGTGGGTCAGGTACCATTGCAATTGTAAAAGGAGTAGTAGAGATAGCGGACGCACGTTGTGTGAATAAAGATGCGCCCGCTAACACCTTTCCAAATCTTCTACGAGTTATGTTGTATCTTCCTCTTCTCATAACATTTTATGCTTTACAGCAGAACCCACTACACTAGTATCACCAATTGTTAACCAACCAAATTCTCTAGCAGTATCAACAACATTCCAATTAATCACAGCCGATCCAGTGGAAAATGATACCGTATTTACAGATGCTTGCGTTGTAGGTGCTGCACTAGCTTCTGTCATCGTTCTAAATAATAAATTCTGCACCATCGAAGTAGAAGCTACTTGGATAGTTGCCCCATTTTTCAATCCCACAAAATTGCTGAAATAATTAGTTCCATCTGAACCACCAATAGATAATCTTGCATGGGTTACATTAGTAGCAGAATTGGTATGATTAAAGGAAATCATCGAAATACCCACTGGAGTATTACCAGTTGTTGTAAATGTTTGATTACCAGTAACAACGGGCTGTGTAGAAACTCCGCCAATCCAAGTTCCACCCGCTATCGCTAAAAATACAAGATCAGGACCAGTATTACCAGCTGTTATAGACCAATTTAGGGTAAAAGTTGTAGCACCCATTGCAGTGCAAGCCGCTTGCCATGCAATTGTAGTTGTAGAAGATGATTCCCAAACTAAAAGATTAGGTAGTTGCCATGAAGAAGTAACTGATGTTGCAACTGCTGTTGTTCCCTGTGTTCCAATTCCTATTGTTTGTAAGGTATCAGTTCCTACACAAAATCCATAGGATAACCCCCAATTCGTAGCAGGGGTAGCAGGAGTATTTGAAGAACTAGCAGTTGCACCAGAAGTGAAAAATACTACGCTAGGCTGAAATCCAACCGTGTAATTCTGAGTACCTGTCGCAGCAGGAGTTGATGCAGTTATAACGCGGGCAGTAATTGAAGAACCACCATCTGCTTCATAGTTAAAAATTCTAGAACCAGCATCACCAGTCCATGTTGCTGTAAATCCTGTCCCAGTAATTGTTATATTTGCTTCAGCTACTAATGTTCCCGCTGCTTCAGTATAGAATGAAAGCCTATTTAAGGTAGTATTGCGCTTAGAAACAGTATTTTGTGTTGCACCACCGGAATCAGTAAATCCTGCCCATGAAGATGCACAATTAGTTGCAGAAGAATAGAATGCACAAAATCCAATCATCATGCGGGCACTTGCAACGGACCCTGTAGTAGTTTGATCTGTTGCAAAAATTCTTAGTGCAGTAGGCTGCCATCCAATAGTTACAGTTGTTGCACCCTGAACAAAAGAACCAACAGCATGCTTTACATCGCCCCTAACTAGCGGGCACCCTAACAAAAATAGAATTGTGAGAAACCGAAGGTTCATTGGTGCCCCCAAATCTGTAGTTTGATATTCTTAGTAGTAGTATTTGCAGTTCCCGATAGATCTAGTTGCTGGTGAGATGTAATAGTGGAAGTTGTCATATTGCCCGCAACAGCATATCCTGTGGTTCCATCAGTTGTTCCATAGTTTATTGGATTTACACAAACCATGGTCATTACATTAGCACCACCATTAATCTTAACTAGAACAGTCTGAGAACCAGCATCAGACAAACACATTATTTCAGTAAGAGTTTTGGTGTTTAGATCATTATTCAGGATTCCATGAGATGTGAGATCACCAGTTACCAGTGCAATACCATTCTCTGTTCCTACTTCGTATCCCGCTATTCGATAAGTAACAGAAGGTCCAGTTCCTCCTGTAGAACCTGTTGCTCCTTGCGGGCCTACTCCCCCGGTTGTAATTGAACAGACACCAGAAGTTACACCAGAAAATGTAATTGTAGCAATATTAGAACTAGTTGCTACTACAGAAGTTACAGAAGTGGAAGCACCTGTAGAACCTAAAAGATTTCCAGCACCATCATAGCAAGAAACCCAAGGAGTTGTAGTACCCAATCCATGATTACAAGCTAGCGGGCCAGCTGTAGCGGAAACTGTACAAGAATAAGGATTATTTCCTGGATTACTAGATCCTCCCCCACCCCCGGAACCGCCGATTACTAGTTGAGCAAAAACTGAAGTAGAATAAAGAAAAACTAATAGTCGAAGGCTCATTGATGCCCCCAAAATTGGAGTCTAATATATTTTGTAGTTCCGTTAGCAGTCCCTGTTAAATCCCATTGATCGTGTGCAGCGACTGTGTTCACCATAACTTGAGATTGTGCACAACCAGTAGAACCATCTGTAGCAGCACAAGAAAAAGAAGCATGAGGATAGCAATTCATTGTAAAAATAGTGGAAGCATTAACACTTACTGTAATCGGTTGCGTTCCAGTATCAGTAGTACAAGTAGCTTCTGTAACTAGTTTTGGAATAGAATCATTAATAAAGAAAGAATATACAGTCAGGTCAGAAGTGAGAAGTGGAACTGAGGAGAATATTTCATAACCGCCCAATCTAAATGTAACCGTAGGACCAGTAACACCTTGTGAACCTAGCGGACCAGTAGGGCCAACACCACCAGTACTTATTGTACAAGATCCATTTGTAGTTCCTGAAAATGTAACAGTTGCAGTATTTGCTGTAGTAGCTACTACAGATGTTACAGAAGTTGTGGCTCCGGTACTACCTAAAAGATTGTGGGAATTATCATAGCAGGCAACCCAAGGAGTCCAAGTCCCTAATCCATGTGTGCAAGAAACTGGTCCCGCTGTCGCAGTTATCAGACAGGAAAATGGGGTATTTCCAACTCCCCCGCCAGCGGGAACCCAACTTGTATAAGAAATTCCTGCTACAGGTTTTGTAAATGAAAGTGTCTGCCCATCCATTGTAGGATCAAGTGGGGGCAAATAAACTATAGTTTGGGAACCACGAGAATCAGGAGCAGCAAATGCGAAGAAATTAGTAGGATCACCCTGAGGATACCAGCGGACTATTCCTTTAGCGGGTGATAAAGATGCAGTAATTCCATTATTACATAATAACGGATTACCGAAACTAGTAGAACAATCTGTTGCTAAAAATCCGCCAGCACCGTCTGCTACATTTAATGTTCCCGCTACACCAGAAGAAGATCCTGCACCAGTAACAGTTCCACCACCTCCTCCGCCCGAACCCCCAGTTACAAGTTGGGCTTGAATAGGTAGCAGACTAAACATTACTAGTGCAAAGCACTTCATTTTACAGACTCAGTCCACATTATAACTACTGAAACTGTTCCGGTAATACTATTGGTCCGCACGGTAAGATTGCTATTGGCTACCGTTGTTAGATATACCTTAGAAAGATCAATTGTTACAGTCCCCCCAGCGGGAATCTGATAATTTCCAATCACTGTTCCAGCACTAGAATCAGAATTGTAATAACAGGTTGCATTCGATGTAGCGGACGAATCAGGACTAACACAAGTAAATGAAGTAGCTGTAGCCTTTCCACCATTTATTTCGATGGTAAAAGTAGTTGCAACAGTAGAAGCAAAAGTAACTCCTACAAATCGGTAGTTCTTTGTAACAGACGCAGCAGTTCCAGGCGCTTGAACTGTATATACCGCAGCAGCACCAGAAGGAGAATCAGAATGTGTTGCTACAAATGTCTGGCCCGCTAACGGGAAAAGAGACAAAATAGAGAGTAAAGAGTATTTTTTCACTTCTTTTTACCTACCTTTGCGGGCAACACCTTTCCCTTGGAAGCTTGGTCAAAATCCTTGACCACTTTAGGGGATAACTTGCCCTCTTTCTCCAAGATGTGGAACTTTCCACGCTGTGCCTGTGATTTGTAAGGCATTTAAACTCCTAAAGCGGACGCAATTACCGCTCCACCACCATGAAAATTAGGAGGAAGTGTAGAAGCAGAAGTAGAACCAAGCCCTGCCCGCTGGATTTCAGTAAACAGCGCAGCGGAATCTATACCTTTTGACTTAATTTCTTGCATATTAGCTACCAATTTACAAAAATAAATCATTTCTAGCTTCAAATTAGCTAGAGTTTCAGCATTTACCGCTGTTTCTAGTGTCTGATCACGCGCCACTGGGTTTCTTCTCCATTTCCTGCTCCAAATCAGCTGCAAGAGGCTTAGGAAGACCAACAAGAACAACCTTTCTGTTATCCTGGGAAGAAAGAAAAGTCATGTATTTGCGGGCTAGAGCTAGTGCATTAACAGCAGAAGTCGCCTTATAATGTTTGGTCCGCAGGACGGGACCATCTTTGTAGTTAATGACATAAATGTCAGAGACTCCGCCATTTGTTGGAGTCAATTTAGAGTCTAGAATGTTGTTTACGATCCCGGTAACGGGAACTTGAGTTTCCATTTTATCCTTCTATTTGTGCTTCAGATTCGTCTTTACCATGCTTCTCTAGGCATTCTACAATCTTATGACATACCGCTACGAATTCTTCTGTAAGATTGGGATCAGGGAAATACCCCATTCCCATAATCTGTGGAAGAGCAAATCCTCGAATGCGGGCAACATTGAGTAGCGTGTTAAATGAGGATTCGATGCAGCGGGAAAATGCTATTGCCCGCTCGGGATCACTAATTATAGTTGTATTCTCCATGAGGTCAGTTCCAGAACAACTTGTAACCAATGATTCCAACAAGTACAAAGAATAGGAGAGTTCGGATTCCCATTGGATAAGGATAGGGCTTGTCTGGTGTGTAATCAATATAGATACTGAATAGCAGTCCTATAATGTAAAATATCCAGAAGAAAATAGGTAGTGTCATTATAGCGAAACCCTTCCTCCCCTTTTCTGCAAGGAGAGTTCATCCATTTCCTGTTGAGGAGTTGTGATTTCTTGCATATCAGTGATGGATAGCAAGTTATTCACACTCTTAAGTGTAATATTAACCCAATGTTTATTCTTGGAGAAGTGATATAGATCCCGCAAAAGTTGGTGGGGTTCTTTATCGTGCGGGACAGCATAGGCAAGAACTAATTCTGCATCGGTAAGATTAACCAGAGTAACTTTGTACAGGGACATATTTGCAATTGGCCCGCTGGGAGATGCTTGAAATCTCCGGACCTTGCAAACATTTGTTCCTTCGTGAATAGGTACTGGCATATTGATTCTCAACGGGGAATAAGAATCTGCATAGCAGAGGTTCCTTCTTCTGCGCCCGCAAAAGAGAATTGAATTGCAATGGTGTTTCCACCAGACCGTTCCGGTTCCAATGCACCGTGAACTTGTAGTGCCTTTTCGATTACACGCAAGCGGGAAGGATTGTCGTCGGTATAGTTGAGAATCTCTGACATCTTAGCAGCAATTTCCTCAAGCGATAAACCCGCTTGATCCAATATTTGCTTGGCAACTTTCTTGCCTTCAGAGTCTGGGGCCAGAAGGCCCTGGAAATCATTTCTCGTTAGTTGTAGTTGTGGTTTTAGAATCGGCATTGGATTCCTTTTCAAGGTGGGAATGATACAGGGAATAGCGGGAAATAAATGGGAGCAGAGGTGATTGGGATAAACGGAGGGAAATATCCTTTTCACTACAAACGTAAGTTTGTTCTGCTTCCATATTAAATCCCGCAAGGGAGGATCGCCACTGTCACCTACTGACAGTATAGCACATACTAGGAAATTCGGCTAGTGGGTCTAGTGGCCTTATCCTTCAAGGCTTTACGGGCCAGTGGGTCGGAAATGGTACTGAGAGCCTCTACAGAAAGATTTTCTCTCCAATATTTCCTTTTTGAAGCTTTCCTATTCTCAGCCCGTTGGATAAGATCCGAAATCGGTGTAAGATTAAGCCGTTCTCTTATTTTCTTTAGCATCCTTGTATTCCTATTCTTAACTTGTTCTCTAGGTATTCCCAACTTCTTACTGATATCCTCATAGGATTCTCCTTCAAAATAAATTAAATTGAGCAAAGTACGCTCATTCCGATTAAGGCAACGTTGTGCCCGCTGCGCTAGTAAATGGGAATCGAAATCTTGTTCTATTCCTATGGAGGGATCAAATCCTACGAAGAAAATCTGTCGCCAGAAATTTGCTATGCACCTCTTGGTTATTGTTGATATCACTCCTGGGAGATAATCTACATCCCGAATTGAGGGAAGGAACCTCCAAAGGGCCAGAAAAATTTCCTGCTCCAGGTCCTGAACATCGCCAGCGGGAACTTTCTGGTAGAGATATCTTCGATGAGATTTAATTATAGGGATGGTAACTTCAAATAATTCCAATAAATTTTTTCTCGGAGGGTTTTCAAAAAATTCTAAAAAATTTTTGGGCATATAGAATCTCTTTTCCAGGATGGTGGTTTTTGAAAAATAAAATATGTTTGTGGTCCAAGGCAATTTGGGTGCCAAACATTGGCCCATGAATTGCGGGGAGGACCGGTGTGTAAGCTATCTTACACAAGAAATTATTTAAGTTAACGTTAACTATGTCTAGTTGTCTAGACCAGATATCATATATAATATATTGGTATATACATCTAGTCTTATTGTCTAGTTGTCTAGACCACGATATGCATACAACTATATGTATAGACCACATACTGTTTGTTCTAGTTGTCTATACATTCACCAGGGTGCATTATTTCCTTGACTCCTGTTACTTTACATGGTAAGATTAAGCATGATAAAACACTTCCGCATCATTAACATGCAACGTGGTAATGTTCTTACTACAGTTTGTGCCAAAACAGAACGTGGCGCAATTCTTGTATTCCGCAAGACTTACAGACTGGAACACAATTACCCCTGGATTTGTGCAATAGAATGGAAAGAAGAAGGGGAATAATCCCCTTTCCCATTCTTCCAATACAAAGCAAATGCTAAAACACAATGTAAGCGCTTACATAACATCGCAAAAGGAAAATGGGGGATTTCTCCCCCAATTCCCTATGTTTTGTTATTCGTCTTCGTTATCTTCGTTTTCCTCGTCTTCTGGAGTACTGGCAAGTGCAGCCGCTTTCAGTTGCTCCATAATCGGCGGAAAAGAACGAATGAAACTGAGAACTTCCGCCGTCTGTTTCTTGCGGTCGTCCTTGGACGTTGCGAATTGCGGCAACATCCTGAATCCCGCGATAAACTTCATAATGAGGCTGGTGGAAACGCCTTCGATCGAGTTCTTGGCGTTCATCAAAGCCTCGCGGCTCAGACCCTTGTTTACGAGCGAGAGCAATCGGGCAGATTCGATATTAGCAAGCTGGCTCACATCGGTTAGCGCAACGGGCGCCTCATACTGTACTTCTTTGGTGACTTTCTCGAACTTATCGAGATCGAACACCCGTTTCTTAGCGGTCAACTTCGTTGCCTCAGTGGTGGCCGCATTAGGAGTAGACATTGTGAAGGGGTTCCTTTATCCCCTAAGCTATAGTCTCATATCCTATGCATGGAGTCAAGAAAAAAGTGACAGACACTTCAGATCTTACAATTCACGACCGACAGCGCGGGAAGGTCGCTCCAATAGGCCTTGCATGTTTTAGGCAGGTCTAGGTAACTTGGGGGCATCTTGGAGGCATCTATACAGGCATCTTTTCTAACTGGCTACTCCTTTAGAATCAGTAAGATAGCTGGAAGATCACGGTCACACGCGCACGATTTTGACCCCGGGGGGTACAGCCGTAGTAGGGTTTCCGGGGGGCTCTAAGCTATGTTGTTGATTCTAGGCCACTTAAGGGTGTCCGATATTGGGATTTACTCTAAATAATATCATTAATATATATATAAAAAATATTTATAAATGATAACATAGTGCGCCATATCACCCAACTCCTTTAGAATCAACAACTTACAGACACTATTAGAGGCCCTACTACTACGCCGACCTACCCCCTCTCGAGGGAGCGCACACGAGACAGCCCTATTGGCTGTAACCCCATGATACCAAAGGAGATATAAATCTGTTAACATGCCTCCCACCTGTGGTACACTTGCTGTAGGGCCACCATGCACCCTACCTTATCCGACCCCAAGGGCAGCCAAGTGGACCGTGATTTGATGATTTGCAACGCTTAGAGAGAAAAATTATGGTGAAATCCTTTGGATACAACAAAACAGAATGGAATAGAATTAAAAAACTACCATTCTACCACAATTCCACTGAGAATATCTACTATGAAGGTTCCTTACGGTATATCTTAAGGAATAACGAAATTATCTCGTGGGATGTTACTTATTCTCACGATATCTATGGTAAGAATGTTCCCGCTAGCCGGATTCCATTTGGATTGTAAGGAAACCCAATGCCGCAATGTACAGTCTGTACAAAACCGATAGCCGATGAACGGTTATCATTATCATCAGAACTCTACGGTTTCATCCGCAAGGAGTTCTGTTCTGATTTCTGTATGATGCAGCGGTTCAACGTCCTACGCATTGTTACAGGTGAAAACTCATTGTCATTTATTAATAGTGATAGTGCGATAAGCACTGCGATGCAATCAGTGCACGCACTTATACAACACTGTACCAATGAACAGCTGGAAAGGAAAACAAGAATCCTTACAGCCCTTTGTGGTGAATTGCAATCCCTTGTTTACCGCTATCGTGCGGCCGAAGAGAAAGCGGGAAGAGATAGCATAGCGGAAGGTAACAAGAAAAAAGACAAAAAACTAGTAGATTCTACTGTTAAGACTCGCCTTGAAGGGGAAGCAAAGTTAAAGCACACAGAGGTTAGCCCTGATGGCAAGTGTATTATTTGCC